GTGCGGAGGATCGCGACGTTGCGGATAGTGCCCTGGGCCTTGTCCTCGGCCGTCAGGCGGTGCCCCGTGAGGATGCCCTCGGTGAGGGTGGCGCCGAGGTTGGTCTGTTCCGCTCCCGGCCGGTCCCTCCCCTCCTCCCGCAGGATCTCCTCATAGAGTGCCAGACCCTCGCTGTCCAGGCCGGCCGGGTCGTGGAGCAGGACGGCCCAGTGGATGTCCTCGCCGACCTCGACGGTCGTTCCCTTGGCGGCGGCCTTCGCGCGGTCCAGGGCGGTGCGCTTCGCCTCAGGGGACACGGAACTCTGCGGGATCCGGGCCAAAGCGTTCCGCAGGTGGGGCTCATCGACCTTGCCGGACGAGTCCTTGAAGGGGAAGTGGCGGAGACTGCGGGGCGCCGTCTTGCCTCCGCTGTCCTTCGTGCCGCCCGGCTCGATGTAGAGGAAGGCCGAGTCAGGCAAATCGTTCACATAGGCGGCGTCCCAGGTCATCAGTCGCTCCCTCCTCTGATGCGGGCGTTCGTGGGCGCTCCCCCGAGCGACTCTGAATCTACCGCCCTACATTGTAGGCCTGGCCGAGGAGCGGTCGGACAGCGCGGCGGACAGGCACCTACCCCGGCGGCAGACCTGGCAGCCGGTAACGGCGGATGAGAGACCTCAGCTCTTTCAGCGTTTCGCCCCGCGACGAGGGGTCCACGCTCAGGATTGTCGATCCGCCGTTGCGGTACCGAACCTCGATGCCCCGACCTTCCTCACCGGCGGCTTCCTCTCCTGGAGACAGCGGCCGCACAGAGGCCACCCCTTGGTTCTTCCTCGCCTTCGAGATGATGTTCCGCACGGTCGCTTCGGCTTCGGCGGCCAAGGGCGGGCCGGCGCGGAGTCGCGTAGCGACCGCTTTGAGGGCCTCGGGGTGTTTCGCTGCCCCGCGGATGAGGGCGGAGGGCTTCCAGTCCCCCGCGATGAAAGCCTCCGCGCGGCTCCGCCCGAGCACGTCCGCGATAACCCCGCGGGGCATGACCTTGAGCCACTGGTAGAAGGTCATCCGCGCGGGGGCCGGCCCGCCCCAGGAGGCGCGGGCCTCGGCCGGCACGTCCGGGAGGTCGATGCCGAGTTCGTCCCAGGTCTTCGTCACCGGGGCGTAGCAGCAACGGCAGGCAGGATGTAGGGGCAGGCGAGGCCCCGGCGCCCGAGGCTCGCCCGCGTGGCCCGAGAAATAGTAGAGGACGCCGTCAAGGCGGGCGCAGTCGGGGCACGTCCTCGGGTCGAGGGTGGCGACGAACCGAAGCCCGGCCAGGACATCTCGGGAGGTGCGGTAGAGGAGATCGTTCTGCCGGTTGTGGAGGTTCTGCACCTCCGTCCGCGCGATCAGCATGGCCCGCTCGGCCGAGACACCCGTCTGGCGCTCGATCTCGGCGCCCGTCTCTTCCATGCTCCAGCCGAGGCCTGAGCCACGGGAGACGGAAGCGAGAAGGCGGCGGCGGTAGTCGGCCGAGAGGTCAGCGAACCGCCGGCGCCAGGACATCCCCGCTAGAGGGTAGGCGTCGATCAGGTCGCGGGCCAGGTCTTCCGGGAGGGGCTGGAACTCGCGGCCGAACGTGCCCGCCAGGATCCGTTCGATGCCCTGGCAGATCGTGACGCCCAGGTCGCCGCCCTCGTCCCCCTCCTGCTCGCGGACCGGGACGCCGGTCCGCGCGGCCGTCTGCCGGAGCACGTCGAAGGGCGTGCGGTAGATGTCCGCTAAGGCTTCGTGGTTTGCCTGGACAAAGCGCACGAGGCCCTGGGCCATCTGTCGCTGAGTATCGCCCGCGGCGTGGGCGGCGGCGCCCCACAGGGCGTTGGCCCACCGTTCGGCCCTCGTCGGGTCGGGCCGCAGGCGGGGCAGGCCCGGCTCGTCCGCACCGCGGAGACTCTGCGGCCACGCCGAGGCCGCGGACACGGTGAGGCCCCGAGGAAGGGCCTCCGCAGCCCACAACTGGCGGAGACGTTGCTGGACGGTCCGGCCCAGGCCGGCCCAGGAGCGGCCGACGTCCAGGGCGACCCACTCACCGACGCCGGCGACGGAGGCCGTGTAGGCGGTCAGGGCGTGATGGAGCCAGGCGGTGAGGTTGTCCTGGGGCGGGATCACGCCGGCTTCCCTCCGCCCTCACCGTGCGGGCCGGCCCCGCTTCCCGCCTGGCCCCTGTTCGCCTGGCCGCCGGCTCCCTGTTCCTGACCCTGATCCTGCGCCTGCGACTGGTCTGGTTGCTGCCAGTCGCCGGGGAGTCCCTGCTCGGCCTCGTCGGCGTCGATCAGTTTCCTCTCCTCCTTGTAGTCCAGGCCTTCCAGCTGAGCCCAGGTCTGGCGGGAGAGGATGCCCGCGGTGTTTTTGATCAAGTTGGACTGGGCCTCCTTCAGGATGTCGCGGGCCACGAGTCGGGGGCCGGCCGCCTTGCAGGAGAGGGTGACGCCGGCCCGGAGTTGGACCAGGCCGGCCGTCCTCGCGTGGTCCATGACCTCCTTCCAGAGTGTTTCCAGGTAGCCGCCCAGGGACCGCTGCCAGTCCTCGAACTCCTTGATGGCCGGGGCCTCGGAGACCATCGTGCTGGCGTAGGCGGCGTTCGAGGCGTCCCCCGTCAGCATGTACTCCGCCACGCCGACGCAGGCCGCCGTGGACAGCAGGATCGCCCGGCCGTCGTCCTTCACGTCCGCCGCGTTCACCTTGGGTTCCAGGTACTCGTACGTGACGCCGGGCGGCGCGTCGATCACCGTGCCTGGTATGATCCTCTGCCGGCGGTAACTCGTCGTTCCTCCCGCCCCGCCAGGGTTCGGGACGGTGAGGGTCCCCTGGGCCTGGGCATCGGCGAAACCCGCGAGGGCCGAGGGGCCAGCCGGGGCCTCGTGGTGGCGGATGACGGCGATCGAGGCCCGGAGGTTGTTCAGGATGATCCGGTACTCCAACCAGTTATCGTACTTCACGACCCGGTTGTAGGGCGTGAACAGGAGGGGGATGCCCCGGCGGGCGTTGACCGAGACATCGAACTTGAGGTGCATCACCTCCCCCGCCGGCAGGCGCGTTGCCTGCCCCGTCCGCGGCGAGAGGACATGGTAGGCCACGGGGGTTTCGGCGTCTTCCTCCTCGCCCTGCGTCTTCTCGCACTCGATCCCATCCGCGTGCGTCCCCGTAGGGTCTGCGAGCCGCTCCGGCTCGATGAACCGGACGGACATCTTGCCTTCCTCCTGCTCGAACTTCCGAAGGATGGCCTCGCCATCCGTCCACCAGCGCTCGACGATGTCCGCCTCCCGCTCGACCATCCGGTTCCGCTTCTCGAAATCCTGCCAGACCTCGCGGGCCTGGGCCGTGATCGCGGCGACTTCCTCCTCGTCGTCCGTGCCCTCCACGACGGGGGTGAGTTGGATGCCGGGGCCGACGACGTAGCGCTTGAACGTGCGGACGATCCCCTTGGCCGTGGGCGACGTGAGCCGCAGGCGGCGACAGCGCCTCCGGGCTTCGGGGAGGTTCACCGTCATGTCCTCCGTGGTGCCCCCCGTCAGGCCGACCCAGCCGCCGGCCACATCCTCGTCCCTGACCGGTTCAGGCACCCACTCCTCCTGGAGCGCCGCCTGCCGGCGGAGACGGCCCAGGTTCTCGGTCAGTTCGCCGATGACCCTCGCCCCCTCGGCCGCCAGGATCGCCCCGGCCTTGGCCTCCTCGGCCGCCTGAACCGCCTCGGCCCGCCGCTGTGCCCTCCCCGCCTTCCACGTTTCGAACATCAGATCTTCCTCCTCTCGTACCAACAGTACACGACGCCATCGTTCTCGACGGTCGCCCGCAGCCGCTCCCAGGCGGCGATAATCCGGCGGACGATCTCAATGTTCACCTGGCCTTCCAGACCCGCCGCCTTGAGAACCTGGGCCGCCACGCGCAATTGGGCGGCCTCCCGGCTTTCGCCTTCGGCGCTCACAGGTAGATCTCCCCCTCGTGTCCTGGCGGCGGCTCGTACCAACGCTCGACAGAGAAGGCCCCGACCTGGCCCCGCAGGCGGGCGATCTCGCTGTACACGGCGGCGTGGCCGAAGTGGTCAGGCCCGGTCGAGACGTACCGGGCTGTCGGGTTCCCCGTCGCATCCCGGCCCGCCACCCGGACGAGGGCGGCGATGTGCTTGGCGTACTCGGGCGGGAGGTTCCGGGGCAGGGAGGCGAGGCGGCGGCTGTAGCGCGCCAGCATCATGCCGATCGCCGGCGTCCGGTTGATGGTGACGGCCCAGTTCGGTTCATCCCAACGGACGAGCCAGTGGACGCCCCGCGTCTGCCCGCTCCCCGCGTAGAAGGCGAGCCAGACCCGGCGGGGATGCCGGGCCGCGAACTCCGTCGCCTTCCTCTGCTCCGGGAGGGCGTCGATGACGGCGGCCGAGACGTTCATGGCCGCCATCACCTGGTCTAACTCCTCGAACTCCTTCGCCCGGCCGGCCGCCAGGACGATCTTCCTCTCTCCCTGCCAGGTCGAGCACTCCCAATCGATCGTCGTCCCCACGTCAACGCCCAGGACGGAGCCGGCCGAGGCGATCGCCATGGACCTCCCCGGGTCGATGCAGGCGGCGACGGTCTGCGGCGTCACCCGCCCGCCCAGGGGGACGTAGGGCAGGCCGAGTTGGCTGTTGTAGAACCGCTGCATCAGTAGCTCATCCGTCTGCGCCATCTGGAACTCGGCCCACAGGTCGGAGAGCCGGCAGTAAGGCGAGAGGAGACGGCTCAGGTGGAAGCCTTCGGCCTCTGCTTCCTCGTGCTCCGGGTCGCCGATCCAACGACCTTCGCCCAGGCGGTCGAGGCCTCCGCCGCACTCAGCGCAGACCGGCCGGAGGTCGCGGCCGCAGCCGGGCGTCCAGGACTTGTCGCGGGGGGTGAAGGTCGGCCCCTGGTCCCCCGTCCCCTCCCGCCTCTCCACGACCGTCGCCTCCCAATCGAGGGGCACCCAGGCGGCGCAGGCCGGGCAGGGGAGGCACCAGCGGCGGCGCGTGCTTTCCTGGTACCGGGCGGCGATCCCGACGCCGGGCACGGTCGGGTTGCCGACCTCGCGGATGAACGCATAGGGCGAGGCGGCGATCCGGTCGTAGGCGTAGGGGATGAGGCCCTGGTCGCAGGCGTCCAGCTCGTCGATGACCAACACGTCGGCGGGGAACTCCTTGAACTCGGTCACGGCGTTCGAGCCGACGAAGCGTATGGCCCCGGCCCCCAGGTGCTTGAGGCCCGTCGTCTTCGCCCCGCCAGGGGCGAGGAGGCCGGCGTAGGCGGGGACGCGGTGGAAGAGCCGGTTGATGCGGTTGGAGACGAACGTGTTGCGGAGGTCGAGTTTCGGCAGCACGTAGAGGACGGAGAGGCCGAGGACGGCCCAGGCGAAGGTATCGACCACCTCCTCCTCCGTCTTTCCGCTTTGGACGCCGGACTGGACGACGATGTGGGGCGCCGGCGAACGGTAGATGTCCACTAAGGCGCGGAACTTCTCGAAGTCGAGGAGCTGCCCGCGCGTGTTCCGGTGGACGTGGCGGGCGAGGTGCCACCGGAGGCGGGCGCCGCGAAGCAGGGCGTAGGCCCGGCGGAGGTCAGTTGTTTCCGGCGGCGCCGGCGATGCCACGCCGGCCGCGGCCGAGGGCTCGGAACACATCCTGGAGTTCCTCCTCGGGGATGTCGCTCAGCGGGCGGTTGTCCACACCCTCGATGGCGATGGCCCCGGTGTGGGCCACCTCCTCGACGGCCTCGATCAGGCGGTAGCCGAGGGCGCGGGCGCGGGCCTGCGCGGCGGCCAGGGCCTCGCGGAGGTCGCCGTTGCGCATGGCGACCTGGAAGATCGCCTCCAGTTGGCCCACGTACTCGATCAGGACGCCGGCCGGATCGCCCGTCAGGACGGCGAGGCGCTGCCGTTCCTCGGCCTTCACCAACTGAAGGTCGTGGTAGATGCACCAGTAGGGCGCCGCTTGTTCTGAAAGCAAACGGTCGTGGGGCTCCACC